GCCACAATATTACGACTCTTCCTAGAATCGTGTCTTTGGTTTGACACGAGTCTTGCACGCGATCGAGCTAAGCTCGAACGGATCCAAAACCATATTATTTCTAAGAATGACCTCGAATTCTTGCATTCGTTTGTAGTTGATCTTCTTGCCCTTTATGACGCCATCGTCATAGGACTCAATACTGGGAAATTTGAATTTTCCAGCCCGCACTTCTCACGAAGGCCTCAAAGCTCCTTGCCCCGATTTCTCGGAGGGGTACTTTCCAAGGTTTTCGACGAAGACGGCTCCCTCAAAGAGGACTACAATGTCGAAGCAGTTGAACTCGTCCTTCAATCTCTGGCTATCTTCCGTCGGGTAAAACATCCCGCGCTGAAAGCCGCCGCCGATGAGGCAGCTATTGAAGATTTTCGTGACTCACAGGCACCTAAAGAGCCCCACGGGACTAAATACTTAGGAGGCTTGCGTCGATTTTGGAGTGTTTTTACTCGGGATTTTGAAGCCAATGCCACCCTTGGGCGGCCTGGTCCTGGAGCGGTTCTACAAGAGAACCATCCTTACCTTCCCGGTCACACTTACCTCTGTACTTTCAACTCTGAATTTAATCCGGCTCTCAATGAGATGACCAGCGTCTTGTCAGACGACATGGTACAATTCTATGACTATGCATTTGCCAGCGAGACTGGTTTCCCTAATTCACGTGAATTTTGGTTGAATCCTGCTGCAAAAGTCATGCCGGCCTTTTATCTCCCGGTTCCTAACCCAAGACTGCGGTTGGTCACTGTTGACAAGAATGTCAAGACCTCACGGCCCATCACTGTTACCCATGCGGGAAACGTGTGTTTGGGTGCTTCATACAGGAACACGATTAAACGACTCTGGAGGAATTTCGGAATTGAGAGCGTCCTTAACGTAGACGATCAATCCAAATCTCATCGTACTTTGGAGAAGAACTTTTCTGAGGTTTCCTGCTTTGATATCAAGGGGGGGAGTAATTGTTTCACGACTTCCTTAAATCGTGATATCCTTCCCGACGTCTTTCAGGACTTCATTGAGTTTACATCCGGGTCTACAGTTGAGTTAACAAATGGAGAGATTATCAATGTTAACACCCAGTTGATGGGTGACGCCATCTCAGTCGGTCTTTTGACCACCAATCTCTATTTCGTTATCTTGTATGCTCTCTTTTTGGAAGAGCACCATCTTAAGACCGTACGGTCACAGTTCCTTTCCGGTCGTGAGACTTATCCCATACCAACCAAAGAACAGGTTCTTGAATTGATCGAGAAATCGAAGTCACTCCCAATTAACGTTGTGGGGGACGATATGATTTTCCCGTCTTTTATTGAACCTTTCGTTAGGCGAATTCTTCGTGATATTGGCATCATCGTCAATGAACGGAAGTCGTCTTCTGGAGACAGTCGACATAAAGAGAGTTGCGGTTCTTGGTTCGTGATGAACCCGAAAACTGGTAAACCCAAAAGGATCTACCCATTCCGGGCCCCTGAGAAAGGTCCCAAGGCATACGGACTCCTTAGTGGAAACCTCTATCTGCGCAAGATCGAAAATTCGACCTTCTACACAGAAATGGTTCTCGCTCTTTCAGCGGTGTTTGGTAAGGAGTTCTTCTCCGAGTCTTACACGAATGATCAGATTGGCTCTTCTGTCGGTTCCGGTTTTCCGAAACGCGTTTGTACTAAGCCTGAAAAGGATTGTGTACAGATCGACGACACTTCGAGATACATGTTCAACCTTCGCGGGTCTGATGAAGACCCATCATTGTTCTCTCCCCGCTTCAAACGCGGTCGGCCAATTCCTCGATATACCTTGAACCGGTACTCTGATAAAACAAAAACGAGTACTCGGAAATTTAACAAGGCCTATCGGATCCTGGTGCGGTATGTTCTCTTTAACGAGTCCTTTCCCGCAAAAACGGTCAATCAACTTTGCAGTAGGTCACGGTTTAACCGTTAACCACGCGTCATTGACTCAGTCGAACTTAGACTAGTCTGGAAGTGCCTACATAAGTAGTCAC